AAGGAACAGAAGACAACAGAGTCAGAAAACTCGACTACAGCATCCAATTAAGTTCCTTATTTTATCAGAGGTTTATTGACAATGAGGAGGTCTCGCTTTTTTCTCCTCATGATGTGCCAGGGCTTTATGATAGTTTTGGTACAGATGCTTTTGATGAGTTATATGTAAAGTATGAAAAGGATGAGTCAATTCCTAGAACCACAATTGGTGGTCAGGAATTAATTTTAGAACTCTTAAAGGAAAGAGCAGAGACTGGTAGAATCTATATTATGAATATAGATCATTGTAATTCTCATTCTTCTTTTCAAGATAAAGTTGAGATGAGTAATTTGTGTCAAGAAATTACATTACCAACTAGACCTATTAATCATATTGATGGTGATGGTGAAATAGCATTGTGTATATTGTCTGCTATTAATATTGGAAAGTTAAGAGATCTTTCTGACTTTGAAAGTTTATGTGATCTTAGTGTTAGAGCTCTTGATGAACTCATTGATTTTCAGGGATATCCAGTTAGAGCAGCAGAAATTGCTACAAGAGCACGTAGAAGTCTTGGAGTAGGTTTTATTGGTTTAGCACATTATCTTGCTAAACAAGGTGTAAAATATGATCAACCAGAGGCATGGAAATTAGTTCATGATTTAACTGAATCATTTCAGTATTATCTTATTAAATCTTCTGTAAATCTTGCAAAAGAAAAGGGTGCTTGTGAGTACTCTGATAGAACTAAGTATGCTCAAGGTATTCTTCCGATTGATACTTATAAAAAAGATGTTGATAATATAGTTCCTAATGATTTGAAATATGATTGGGAATCACTTAGAGAGGAAGTAAAGCAGTATGGTATACGTAATAGTACATTGTCTGCTCAGATGCCTTCAGAATCTTCTTCAGTCGTTAGTAATGCAACAAATGGTATAGAACCTCCTAGAGGATATCTTTCAGTTAAAAAGTCTAAGAAGGGACCTCTTAAACAAATAGTACCTCAATATGGATCTCTTAAAAATAATTATACGTTATTGTGGGATATGCCTAGCAATACTGGTTATATTAATGTGGTTGCAGTTATGCAGAAATTCTTTGACCAAGCGATTAGTGGAAACTGGAGTTATAACCCAGAGCATTACGAAAATTCTGAAGTTCCTGTTAGTGTAATGGCACAAGATCTTTTGACTACATATAAGTACGGTTGGAAAACCTCTTATTATCAAAATACATATGATATAAAAACTGATGAAATAGAAATTTCAGTACCTATTGGTGAAGAAGAAGTTGGTATTCAAGGACATACTCAATTACAATCGTTAGTTGATGATATAATGAATATGGATGAGGAAACTTGTGAAAGTTGTTCAATTTAAGAAAAGTGCTATTGATACAAGAATGACTAGTATTAAATCTATGACTGTATTCAACACTGAAGAAGTTGATATTAAAAAACAACCTATGTTTTTTGGAAAACCATTAGGTGTTCAGAGATATGATACTTATAAGTATCCTGCATTTGAGAACTTAACTAAGTCTCAGTTAGGATATTTTTGGAGACCTGAAGAGGTTTCTTTACAAAAAGATAGAGGAGATTATCAACAGTTACGTCCAGAACAGAAGCATATATTTACTTCTAATTTAAAGTATCAGACGATGCTTGATAGTGTTCAGGGTAGAGCACCTGGTATGGCTTTTTCTCCATATTGTTCTCTTCCTGAGTTAGAAGCATGTATGAATGTATGGCAACTTATGGAGATGATTCATAGTCGTTCATACACTTATATCATTAAGAATATCTATTCAGATCCTTCTGAGGTATTTGATACTATTCTTAGGGATGATCGTATCTTAGAACGTGCTGCAAGTGTCACTAAGGCATATGATGATTTTATTAATTATGCAGCAGAGTGGGGTAGTAGTTCTTCATGGAAACCAGAATCTAAGGGTTCTCCTGGTATAGAGTGGACACGTAAAGATCTTAAAAAACATTTATACAGGGCAATCGCTAATGTCAACATCTTGGAGGGTATTCGTTTTTATGTATCTTTTGCTTGCTCTTTTGCTTTCGGTGAACTCAAACTCATGGAGGGATCCGCAAAGATCATATCCCTCATTGCGAGAGATGAAAACCAACACCTTGCCATTACCCAAAACATATTAAATAA